GCATTTGCGCCATGCGCTGATATCCATCCAACTGCTGTCAGCATTCACCCATACGTTCAGGCGTTTCGTCAGAAAGTTGTTTAGCGCGCTCGGCATGGACATCGCCTTACGGCAAGCCGCCTGCATGTCTTCGGCAAACACTGAGATATTGAAATTTGGGTTGGCCTTCGGCCAGCAAGTCTGATCTTTCCAGTCATCGCCCTCATCCAGCGTGAAGATAATTCCAAAAAAGGATTCGTCTTGCACCACCCCGCTCAAGATCTTGGTCACGTGCGTGCGTTGCTCATAGCAGATGCCACTGCGGTCGGATCCGGCCGTCGTGATCATCCACAACAACGATTGCTCGCGTGCGCCTGTACCCGTGTCGATTACGTCGAATACATCGCGTTTCTTATGCGCGTGCAGCTCGTCAATGATCGCACCATGGATGTTCAACCCATCCAGTGTGCTGCCCTCGGCTGACAGCGGCATAAACTTGCTGGCATCCTCGACAACGGTCATCTGTCGCTCGAAGATGACGATGCCCAGCGTATTGCACATCTCCGGTGACCGCTTTGCCATGCGCATCGCATCATCAAACACGATCTTGGCTTGGTCCCGCGTGGTCGCCGCACTGTAGACCTCGGCACCCGGTTCGCCATCTGCGGCAAACAGGTAGAGTCCGACGCCGCAGCTTTTGGTCGATTTCGCATTTTTCCGGGCCACCTCCTCATAGGCCCGCCGGAATCGGCGCAGCCCGGATTCGACGTGCAACCAACCAAACACGGTCGTGAGGATAAAAATTTGCCAAGGTTCGAGTCTGATTGACTCACGCTTACGTGCCCACTTACCTTTGATGTGCGGCAGCAGTTCGATAAAACTACAAATGCGATTAGCAGCTTCGTGATCGAAGCGAAACGGAAAGTCAGGCGAATGTTCGGCTGCGCGGATTAGGTCGTTCTGCTGACGCTCGCAGGCCAGCTTGACCCACTTGCACGCCAGCACTCGACCCGCGAGAACATCGTCGACATACTGCCTTGCCACCGCGACATAATTAATCTCGTCGGCGGCGTCGCTCATTTCTTAGCGAACCGTTCCCAACCGGTCGGAGTCGCTTCCATCCCAGGCAAAATCATTTGATTCGTTGAAGGCGTCACACGCGATCGGCTGGCCGGCGACAAGCCAAAACTCTGCAAGAACTTGTGGCACTTCTCCTCAAACTGGTCGATCAACGTCACCTCGACGTTTTTCATGCGGTATCCGCTTTGCGCGACATCGACCATGCCAATCAGCGGATCATCACCAGCTTCGGCGGCAGCAGTCATCCGGCGTGCCAGCGCATCTTCAAGCAGCACCAACTTACCCCAGTTCTGGCAATACATCGCCAGCTCGGCGCGATCCAGGCGACTGATTAAGCCGAGCGCAACCAACTCGACCGTGATGCGCCGCCATTCTTTTCTTGCTTCTTTGATAAGGTGACTCGGCGCATCAGGTACGGCCACTTCGGGATTGACGCCATCTGCAAGGTTGATCGGACGTTTGCCGGGGTTGCCATTGAGCAGTTTCAATCTTGCCGGTTGAGGTTGCGGTCCACGTTGTCCCATAAGCATTGGGCGGTGTTGATACCCCCCCTCCATAACTTGCGCACACAAAAAAATGACTGAACTATCGGTCCCCTGAGGGCATGTGCTCAACTTTTGGGCACCCCCCTATTTCGCGCTAAAGCAGTTGTGCGCGGCTTCATCGCGGTGTTGCTTCGACCTACCGCGCGCGCTTTCAAGCGCCGTCTTAGCGTCATGGCAATCGTTGCAGATAGCTTGTAGGTTGCTTTCATCATCTGTTCCGCCTTCAGATTTTGAAACGATGTGATCAACGGCGGTTGCCAAGGTGATGCGATCTTCGCGCAAACACGGCTGGCAAAGGCCACCGTCGCGCTCAAGGATGCGTTTGCGCAACTTGGTCCAGGCCCAACCGTATCCACGTTCATGACGCGAGCCTCGACGTACATCCTTGCTCCAACCGACCGCCTCCCTAGCATGTGCGGCGCAGTAGCCGGACTCAGCCACTAACGCGCGGCAACCGGGATGACGGCACGGTGTCGGTGCTTTGCGCGGCATTGTCTTAGAACAAGTGACTGCGGGCTTGCCTGACGAAAGCCTTGATGCGCTGGGCCACCGTGATGTGTGTCATCCAGCCATCAACTTCATTCTCGATCTCATCGAGCCAGGCGTTTGCAGGATGCGAGGGTGTCGGTTCTGCTGCGCTCGCGGCCGACTCACCGCCAGCAGCCTCCGACTCAAAAGCCGCTGCTGTGTCCTGGTGGGTTGTCGCGGACAGTTCGACTGCAGCTACGACATCGGTTGCCGTCGGCAAATCAGTTGCTATCGCTTGCTTCGAGGTTGTTGCAAGATCGGCATCCGGCAACGCAATTGCGGCGACTGCATCGCTTGTCGTAGTCAGTTCCACCGCCGTCACCGTATCCGTTGTCGTCTGCGCATCGACGGGCGTCGGCTGGTCCAAGGTTGCTGCCGACTCGCCAGTCGGCAACTCCACCGCTGCCGATGTGCCGTCGATACCGGTTGCAGCGTCAATCATCGAGGTGCGAGCAAACAGCGCCGGCACCAGGAAACTCAAGATCCTCATTTTCATCATGACTCCAGAAGTGGCAAAGCCCCGATATGCTGATGCATTCGGGGCTTTGCGTTTAAGAAGCTTCAATTGAAAAAGCCCTGATGCGGTTGCGATCAGGGCCTTGCTTTATTCACATTTGTTCAGGGCGCATGTCTCCACACGACCTAATGAGCGCTTTATTCTATTGTTAGGGCTCGAAAGGGTTGCACGACTTAAGCGCGGTGCCAGCTTGGTCTCCACATCATGGTGTGGGACGGGTCGAAATATATTCTCTAATTTTCAGAAATGCAAGTGCTTCATTTTGAAGCGCGCCACCAAGGACACACAGTCCATTGAAAATAAAACCAATCGATCATGCGTGTGCGGGCGACGCCACGGTCAAGTGCAAACCAAGCGCGCGGACGACTTTCATAATCGTGGCGAACTCGGCATTGCCTTCACTCGACAGCGCTTTATACAAGCTTTCGCGTTTGATCCCCGAGTCGCGTGCGAGCGCGGACATGCCCCGAGCCTTCGCGACCGCGCCGAGGGCCATCTGAATCATACGGGGATCGCCATCCTCGAACGCCGCCGCCAAATAGAGACGAATCGTTTCTTCGTCGCCGAGCACTTCGGAAGCGTCGAACTCTTTCAACTCACTTATTTTCATGATCAATCCTCCAGCGTCTTGGCAAGTGCCTTGGCGCGCTTGATATCCCTCTTTTGCGTTGATTTGTCACCACCGCAAAGCAAGATAATAACCACCTTGCCACGCTTCACATGATAGAGCCGATAACCCGGCCCCACGTCAATTTTCATTTCCGACACGCCGTCGCCGACCGGTTCGCAGTCGCCCATATTGCCCAGCCTCGCGCGGTCAATACGATTCAGAATTGCAACAACCCCTACCTTGTCGCGTAAACCAGCCAACCAATCACTAAATTCATCGAATTGGACAATCGTGTTCATATTGATAATGTAATCCATGGAGGACACAACCACAACAAGTTTTTGATCCGATTTCAGCTTCGAAGCTGCCGTTTAACGACGTCGACCACCGTGGCATCGATCCGATCAAGGATGTGATGCAGCGCCGAGAAATATCCCGACCAACCACGATGGTATTGGTCCAGAGAGATACCCAGGGCAGATGCCCGAGCACTCTCGCTGACAGGTTCTCGACCTGATCCGCTGCAGTGCGCGCAGACCTTGGTCGGTTCAGCTTTCGGCTTCGACAGTGTGACGCCGCGCCCATGGCAGGAATCACATCGATCGAAAACGAAACGCGGCACAGCGGTCACTCTCCCCGGCATCCGGCGCGACCGGCCAATAAATGGGCCATACAACTCTACAACGACAATCCGGCCTTTTCCGGCGCACGGCTGACATACAGACGAAACCGCACGCTTCCTGTCCGTTTGGCCGAATGCGATGCCGCGACCACGACATATCCGACACTGGTCGTTCAGCCACTCAATCAGAAGCTGTAGCGCAAAACGGTCGATGATATCGCCCACATCGGCTTCGTCCTGATGCGCGACAAGTCTGTTTTTCTTAACCGACCGGTCGACACGCACCGTATGAGCACGTCCGAATTGTCCTGATGA